CAAGAGTTGTCGTTCCAGGAGTTTATTCTTCTGTAAAAGTTGAAGATAATCTTGCGAACGTCGCTCCTGGTCCAAGAAACATCTTAATTATTGGCGAAGCTACAAAAGGCGTTCCCGGCGCTCTGCTCGACCTTGGAAGAACTTTTTTCACTGACTATCAGTCTGTAAAAAACTACTTTGGTTCTGGCCCAATCGTTGATGCAGCAAGAATGCTTTTCTCAAACCAAGCTAGCCCCGTGTTTAGAGGGTCATTGAACAGCCTATACGTTTATAAGACTAATGACTCTGGTCTTGCGTCTACAAATATCATGCGCGGGGCTAGCCTTTACGCTACTATCGCCGCAGCTGAGTACGGTGAAGACGGAAATGCTATCTCCGTTAAAATTGAAGAAGCTTCTGCTGAAATCAAACCAAAAGTTTCAGCTAGGGTATTAATGGGAACTAGCGGTGGCGCTTTTAAAGTTCGTGTTTCTGGAGGTGCTGAGCAGCAGTTTATCGCTCCTCCTGAAGCTACTGTAGCAGAAATGGTTGCAGTATTCAACGCATCTGCAGTTGGATTCACAGTATCTGGCGGTGGGCTAAAATCTTTAGCCTTAGCTGATGGCCAAACTCTTACTCTATCCCCAGATACAGAATATCCTACAAGAATCACCATTTCCAGATCAGCTGGTTCATTTCCTGCCTCCATCACAGCTGGTGACATTGTTTACATTCCTGCAGCATCCGCTTTATCAGGTGCTGCGGATGAAAACTGCGGTAACTACGAAATTCAAACAATCACCGCATCTTCAATGGTTCTAGATCGCCTCGATGCTTCCGTTGCAGCTGGCCAAACAACCATTCAAGAATGTATTGCTATTTCTGGAGCAGTTTCCGGTGATCAATCTGCAGTTGCTACCGCAGAAATGATGGTTTTTGCTGCAGTCAGCTTCGAAGTTACAGAAGCTACAAAAAACGGCGCAGCTTCATGCGTAGAAATTTGCGCTCCAGATGGAGAAATTTGGGGTCCTTCTAAGTTTATGTCAACATCTGCTAAAAAAGCGGCTGTTTCCTCTAACGTTTCTCTTTCGGCTTCAGTTTCATTAACCATGAACGGTTCCGAAGGATCTTTTGCTCTAAGCAGCGGCGCCTTTGCAGTTACTCCCAAGGTTGGTGAGCTACTTGTCGTTCCTTCTGATAGTGTTCTTAAAGGCGAAGATTCTAAAAACGTAGGTGCTTGGCTAGTAACATCTGCTGGTGCGTCTGTTATTAAGGCAGTTAAATGTATTACTGGATTCCCAATCAGTAATCCAGTTTCTGTTAGCGCAGTCGCACTTAACGGACAAACTTTGCCATTTTACATTAAAGAAAACGGTATCAGTTCATCTGTTGGACCAATTGTTATTCGTGCGGCTTCTGAAAAACAAGTCAGAATTGTCGCTTCTAGATTAACAGATGGCGCTCAATTTCCCAATTCAGCAGTTGGTGGCCGCGTTGTTCTTGAATTAGGTTACACAGGAACAACTGGCACAGTTACAATTACCAAAGATAAACGTTTAAAGACTTCTGTAGTTGGCGGTTCTGGCGTTAATCTTGATGTTCTATTGTCAAAATACAACACAATTGGCGATTTGATTGCGTTTATCAACACTAAAACTGGTTATTCAGCTCGCGTTTCAGATGCTCGCTGGAAGAGTCTTAGCCCTTCTGTTATTGACCAAGCCGACTCAGTTGGCATTTGTGCGGGTCACGAAATTGCTTCCCTTCCTGGACTATTGAAATCAGACTATTTTGACTTCAAAGCTCTGGTAGACAACAACTTTGGTTTGATCAGCCTTGTCGAAAACTCTGCATCTCCAGCATTTGCGGGTCTCCCCGACGCCTCCGCTGCCGCAAAGTTTTTAGAAGGTGGTTCTGTTGGAGCAACTTCAGGAATCTCAATTCAAACAGCCCTTGATGCAGCTTTGAAAATTGATGTTTCACAAGTTATTCCGCTATTCAGCCGCGATTCCGACAAGGATATTGAAGACGGCCTTACGGATCAAGCAAGTGAATATTCAATTGATGCTATCAACTCTGCAGTAAGAGGCCACGTTCAAACTGCGAGTACAGTTCAGTATCAACGCGAACGCTTTGCTCTTTGCAGCGTCCACAGCTCATTTGCGGCAGCTAAACAAAAAGCAGCTGAAACCAGCAGCGAACGTGTACAAATGGCTTTTCAACAAGTACGTTCAATTAACTCAAACGGTGATGTTCAATGGTTCTTACCATGGATGTTAGCCTGTGCTCTTGCTGCTGGCCGCGCTCAAGCAATCCTTGGAACTTCGCTTCTTAGGAAGAGCTTCCAAGTTTCTAGCGTAAAACACGTTGGTGATCTAAGCGTTTATTCTGATGTATTTGTGCCAGACTTTGATGCAGATACTAAAGAACTAGATGAAGCAATTGAAGCTGGCTTGATTGTTTTAAGATCTGTAACAGGGTTTGGCGTCCGTATGGAATCACCAGATCTTTCTACTCGCTCAAGGCAAAACGATCCAAAGGGGTGGTATTACGAGCGAGTTAACGTTCAGTTTGTTGTTGATGAAGTTGTTAAAACTCTTCGTTCAACTTTAGATAACTTTATTGGCGAAAGAACTACAGATGTTTCTCCATCAGTAGTTTCTAAATCAGTACAAGATATCTTGGCAAGCTTTGTTGCTCAGGGTGCGCTCAGACAGTTCAGCGTTGATTCAATCATTCTTGATGGTAATACATATAAAGTGACTATTAGTGTATTCCCAGTAGAAGCTGTTGAGTTTATCACTGTTGATGTTCTTGCCCGTAGATCAGTTGGCGTAACTGCTTAATTTGGTTTATTTGGATTAACTAAATGGCTCTGAGGGCAAAAAAGTCTTCGGGGCCATTTTATTTTCTATAAAAATAATATATATTTAAACAAAATTTCGAGGTTAAGTTGTGAAAAAGAATAATAAAAACGGAATAACTCCAAATTATTCAGAATCTTCTTTCATAAAGAGAGAAGATCCGCTGTCCTGTTTTGACCAGCGGCCTAATGACATGACTGCCGAAGAGTTTGAGCTGGCAAAAACAACGGCAAAAAACATTGGTAGTCGACTTCCCTCTCAAGTAGAACAATCAGCATTTTATTTTTACTACATGGGAGCAGGTTGGGAAGAAATTGCTAACAAGCTTAATATACCGCTAGGTATTCTTTTATATACAGCGATTTTTTATAAATGGCAGGATAGAAAAAAATTAGTCACGAGCGTGCGTGCCGGCGAAAAGGTTACAAGGGCAGATGCCGCCGCTATTGACCTAGTTACAGATGCTATTGTTGCAACCGCCGCGTTGTATAAACAACAGATAGCGGAAGTAATTAAAGACCCCACGCAGGCAAAAAACTGTCCATTGATTCCAAAAAACTATCGGGATTTTATGACTTTGTTAGATATGCTCCAGTCCCTCCAAACAAAAGAAGCAGAGGGCAAATCAGCAAGCGGAACAGTGGTTAATGTGAACGTTGCAAACTTAAATAATCCGGCAAAAAATAAGGTGGAAACGATTGAAGCTCAGCCAATTGATCCAATTTTAATAGAAGAAAAATCAGAAAAAGATAGATTGGAACTTTTGGAATTGTTAGAGAGGGTGAAAACCAGATGAGTGCAAAGTCTAAAGCCTTAAATTTATACAAGCATTTTGATCAATATCAAGAGTTTGGATGGATGGAAGGCAAAGAAGTTGCAATTGATTCTGTAATAGAGCAAAGATATTGGGATTTTGCCATCGAAAGAATGAAAATTTTTCATTTAAAGGACAGTGGTCAGCCAAGGCCATGGACTGAAGATGTTATTTTGAATCGTAATTATTTTACTAACTGCTATCGTGAGCTAGACAAAGTTTCTTTGTGGATTCACGAATGGTTACAACCATGCCTTCACGACAAAAAGTTAGCTCTTCTTAATATCATGTTTGCGCGGTATATTAACTTACCACAAACACTCGCAATTACTGGAAATATTTTTCTAAATAAAAAAGAAAATGAAGAATCTCGCAGTAAATTTTCAGCTATCCAAGGGCCAAAGTTTAACACAGCATATTTGTTTCCTCAAGCTGGCTTATCAATCATTGGTGCAAAAAATCGAGAAGAATTTTTATACGAAAAATTACCAGAATTAGTTAATCCTATTTATGATTTATTGATGTCTGATAAAAAACACAGCATTCAATATTTAACAAATAGTATCCACGGTATTCTTGGATTTAAAAATCCATTTCATATGACAGAAATTATGATGGATTTTGGTTATCAATTTCCAGAATATATTGATGAATTTAAATATTTAGAAATGGGTCGAGGAGCTGTGCCAACTTGCAAAATTTTAAATCCTAAAGCCAAGCCTGAAGATGTTGCATTTACTTTGATGAAGCACCAACCTGTCGACAGCTTTCCTTATTTGGCACTTGATGATAAAAAAATATTAATTACAACTTGTAATATTGAAGGAATTGCCTGCGAGTATAGAAAATACTGCAGCCTCCTTGAGGGTAAAGGAAGGAATCGCAAATATTATGGATTATGAGTTGAAATAATTAGGTTTAGGGCCGTGTATTATGGAATACATTTTGTCAAATGATGTTTCGAATCAAATTATAGAAACTGTTTTCAACATTTCAGATAGTTTGTGGGAAAAATGAAAGGTAGGAATTGGTCATTTTGATAAATCTCTATATAGACAGTGTGAAATATTTTTTCTTTTCTCTGAAGTTAAAGATAATAAATGAGTAAAAAACCGCAATTAACAAACGATAACCAGCTTAATGCAGCATTAAATCAGCTGTATGAAGAACAGTTTTTTACTATTTGTGACACTAAAGCCCAATTAAAGCAGTGGATTAAAACATTTTTAGATATCGATCTGCCCGATTGTACAGTTGATGATAATAGTAATTCAAATCCAATGGACTTTATTTGGGATGTTTATTCAGCCGCCAAAGATGGAGACCCTAATCGAACCACGTTTGTCGTGGCGGCAAGTCGTAACTCAGCAAAAACACTTGCATCTTCAATCATTGAATTTCTGTTAATGGTTCATTTTGCCCGAGACATTGTTCACATGGCGGCAATTTTGGACCAATCTTTAGCTGCAATTAGATATTTAGATAAATACTTAGGGCTTCCTCTTGTATCTACATTTGCAAAAACAGACAGTAAACGTATAAAAGAGTTAAATAAGCTTCCACCCTCACCACACAGACCAGTCGGTTATTGTAAATTACAAGTCGTTGTATCTACTAAAAAATCAGCAAACGCTCAACGTGCTTCTTGTTTGATTTTTGACGAGCTAGATCTTATCGATAAGGATATTCTTTCAGAGGCAACTTTTATTGCCGATCCAGATCGATCTGGTAAGCCGCCAATTTTTATTTATCTTTCATCTCGAAAATCGGGTTCTGGTCCAATCCAACAAAAAATTGACGAAGCAGATGTGCCAAATTCGGGCATCAGACTACACAAATGGTCTATCGTAGATTGGATGCAGACTTGCCCTCCTGAGCGCCATAAGCCTGAACTGCCCCAGAGCATGCTACATGTACACCCCGAAACACTAGAGGTGTTACAAGACCCGGTGTTTCAGGTTCTTAATCATGAATCTAAGGTGGTATATTCTTCGATTCTGGCTTATGAAGGCTGTAAAACATGTCCGATTTTTTCAATCTGTCGCACAAAGTCAGTAAACCAGCAGTCTAAATCTAAAATGCTTCGAGATTTAGGGTTTGTCAAGAACACTCTTTTAAACGCTGGAGACCCCGATAAGATCAATGCTCAGATCTTAAACCTAAAACCTGAATCTTCGGGTATTGTTTTCAATAAATTTAACCGTAATATACACGTTAAATCAGTACAGGAATGCTGGAATTTTGCGTTCAATGTATATCCAACTGACAGATTAGGCAACATAAGAGATATTTCTAAAGAAGAGCTAGTGCGAGAGCTTAAATCTAATGGCTGGAGATTGCATTGCGGCGTTGATTTTGGGTTCATTGACCCAGCAGTAGCTATTTTGGTTGCCTATAAAAAATCCGACGATAAAATTTTAGTTCTGCATACAGAAAATTCTACCGGATATGCAAACCCAGATTGGCTCGCCTACGTCAAAGAAAATGTGTACTTAAAGTACGGATTTGATTTATTGTGCCCGGATACTGCCGACAAATCGTCAACTTCTGTTGCAGGTAGTATGAACATGCCTGCTAGGGGCGAAAAACCACTAACAATTGAGACCGGTGTTGCCTGGCTGCGTTCTAAATTGTGGAATGCAATGAAACAGCAAGCACATTTTATCGTTTTAGATGATCCTAAAAATTTATTTTTGATAAAATGCATGGAAAACTGGACATATGCAAAAGGCGCTATGGGGTATGACTACTCACGATTTGCTGACGATGATTTTACTCATGGTCCAGATGCATTGCGATATGCCATAGACCCATTCATTACGAGCAACGCATCCGTTATTCAGGCTTCTCAAACAGATCAGTTTGATTATGCAAGAAAGCCTAACTTTACTACCGTTGAAGGCATGCAAGAAGCGTTGCGCGTACATTATGCAGCTGAATACAATGTAGATATTAAGAAAAAGAACCAAGAAGACGAAGAAAAAATGTTAAAATCGGGTAGCGCAACTATTTTATTCTAGGGGCAATCATGGCTCTTTTAAATTTTTATGTATCTAGACTTTGCTACAACGATGCTAATCCGTCGCAAAGCCCTAAACAACGTAATTTTGACTTTCTTTCTTCGACGGAAGGTCTTTCAGTAACTAATCCAATTAGTGAAACGCGCTCTATTCTTCCAGGGCAAACTATTCTATTGCAATCAACCGCAAGATCCATTTCTGCGGATTTAACAACTTCTGAGTTTTCAATCTCAATACCTAAGCTTGGCTCAGATATTTCAAGATTACGTTGGACTGGAGTCGGCACTGCGCCTGGGTTTAGATCAGCTAGATCTACATCTCATTCAGCTTCAACTCAATATTCTGCGCAAAGAATGAGCCCAACTGCAGTCCAAATAACCCTAGTTAATGGTGGAGTCAACCTGGGATCAGTAGTTATTGGCGATACGATGTATTTACAAGAAAGCGATTCTAGCTTTACATCCCCATTAAATCCGTCATCTATTGGTCGTGGTTATACAATTTTATCTAAAGATGGAAATTCTGTAATTGTGCGCGATAATGGCATGATTTCTGAAGAAGTGAATATTCAATTAGGCACAGAGTTTGCATCTGCGATTCGGTTTTTCTCTGCGGAAGGCGTGCAAATCGGAGATAAGATTAGGATCGCTAAAAATTCTGCGTTTAACTCTGAAAATAAATCCAAAGATTTTCAAGTAATCGATGTGACCGATAGAGATGTTATGTTTTATAACCCACAAATCATCCCAGAGACTAAAATTGCCGGTGTATCCGCGCCATTTTTGTTCTATTCTAGATTAATAAACTTTGTATGCATAGAAGCCGATAGTACTCTCTACCTAGATTTTGATGGATCAGGCAATGAATTTCCCGTTATTAATGGAAATACAGGGTCCGCTCTATTTTCAGCTACAACCAATTTAATTAGTATTGCCGCTACTAATAAAAACTCTGATGCAATTACAGTGTCTGTACAGAGCTGTACTATTGAATAATAGGTGTTAAAA